TGCCGCACCCTGCGCCCAACCAGCTGAAAGGCGACGCCGAAACGGTCAAAGCCAGCACTGAGCGCTACAAGGTTTACCACCAACGCGCTAACTACCTGCCTGTAACTAAGCGCACGCAGCAAGGGCTGGTGGGTCAAGTTTTTCTAAGAGCACCAACGGTGGTGTTGCCCGAAGCGCTGGGCTACATGAGCGACAGTGCGACAAGCACAGGGGTCGGCCTACTCGCTCTGGCAGAAAAAGCCGTAGGCGAGAACGTGGCTATGGGGCGCGGCGGTTTTGTGGTTGATTACAAGCAAAACGGTGGCACCCGCGCCTATATCGACTTTGTTTGCGCGGAAGACATTGTAACGTGGGCAGAAGCCACACCAGAAGACCTGCCCGAAAGTGACGGCGCCAACAGTCTACGCATGTTAATGGTACGACGTTTTGACGAGGTGCTGTCCGCCGATTTTGTAAAGGTTGAGCTTGTTCCTCGGCTTGTGCACTATGTTATGGCCAATGGGCAGTGCCTTTACCGCTTCATGACACCTCGACAGCCTTGGACGGCCTTTCAGCCCCTAATGGTGAAGGACGCGCCGCTGCCTGCCATACCCTTCTACTTTGTAGGTGCTGAGGACAACGACGCTCGCGTTGATTTCCCACCGTTACTTGAACTTGCTGACCTAAATGTAGGTCATTTCCGCAACAGCGCGGACTACGAAGAGATGGCGTTCGTCGCAGGGCAAGCCACCCCTGTGTTCACAGGGATAGACGAGGACTGGAACAACAACGTCCTTAAAAACAAAGTTCAGTTCGGCAGTCGCGGGGGTATACCCCTGCCAGCAGGAGCTAACGCCTTTCTCTTACAGGTAAACCCTAACACGCTGGCGAAAGAAGCGATGGACAGCAAAGCAGCGCAGATGGTGGCAATAGGTGCACGTTTAATCGAGGAGCGTAAGATACGCCGGACGGCTACGGAAGCGAGTATTGAAGACCAAGCCTACCATAGCATCTTAGGTAAGATGGCCAAGAACGTAAGCGCTGCGCTAACAAAAGCGTTACGCACGGCTATGCGTTTTGACGGCGTAGCGGCTGCGGATAGCGCAAATAAGCTGGTGTTCGTGCTAAACACTGATTTCTCGCACCTCGGCCTTACGCCCGATGCACGCAGGGTAAGTGTCGAGGAGTGGTTGGCAGGTGCGATAAGTTTACGTGAGCTTAGAAAGACTTTACGTCAAGCTAATCCGCATTTAGACGTTGACGACAAAACGGCATTGACAGAAATAGACGCAGAAAAGAAGCAACGTATTGACGCTATGCCCAAAAAAGGCGATAATACAGGAAGTTCCGCCAGTAATAGCGGTGAACCCCCCGAAAATGAAGAGGAAAATTAAATGGCACTGAAACTGTTAATTACTGCCCGTGAGTTCAATGAGCTACCTGAGCAGTTAAAACCTGAGTACCTACCCAAAGGCGAGGGCTACGGCCTTAATGTTGTCGGGAAGGCCCCAGACACCGCAGCTGCGGAGCTAGAACTGTCACAAGTGCGCCAAGAGCTTGCACGCGCCAACGCTGATGTGGTGGGGTTAACGCAGAAGCTCGAGACATCAAGCAAAGACATTGAAGCTAAAAGCGCGGACGCCATTAAAAAGCTACAAGCAGACAACACTCGGCTGAGAGATGCCCAGATTAGCGCCGCCCTGTCTGCTGAGGTTAGCGCCCTCTCGGGCAAGTTTAAGGCTCCGACGATGGCGGCGGCTATGCTAGAAAAGCAGATAAAGGTTGCCTACGACGATGCAGGCGTGCTTACTACCACTTACATGGGGTTTGACGGCAAGGCGCTGGACAAAGCGGCCTTCCACCAACAGGTCCTTGACCACGCTGAGTTTAAACCTTTACTTGCAGCGCCGGCAAGTAGTGGTACAATACCCGCTAACGGGGTTACACCTCCGACCGTGCCCGCAGTAGGCCAACAGCCTGCACGTCGCGTGTCGCAGATGACCTCGAAGGAACTCAGCGCCCACTTGGCCAAGGCTAAAAGCGATGCTGGGGCTAATCTTACTAACTAAGGAGTAATAGAATGGCTTTAAGCGACTTGGCTATTTTTAATGAACAAACACACAGTGCATACGCAGAGGTCATGGCCGACGTGGTAGCAATGTTTAATGAGGCTTCGCAGGGCACTATGCTGCTGCGTGCGGGCAACGTAACGGGTGACTACTCGGAAGAAGCGTTCTTCGGCCGCGTGTCTAATTTAATCAAACGACGTAACCCTTCGGGAACGGCGGCTAACCCTGTAACGCAAATGCGTCACGTGCGTAAAAACATGGTGCGTATTGGCTTAGGCACTCCGACACTAGACATATCTGAGACCTACGGCGACTGGATAGGACGTGACATGAGCGAGCAGGCTGCGGCCTTCGGCAAGATGCTGGCAGAAGAGCGTTTAGCCGACTACTTGTCACGTGCTGTTAGCGTGCTGACTGCCTGTACCGTTAACCGTGCTGATGTTAAGTACGACGCTACTGTTGCGCCCGCCACTGCTAAGATGAGCTACTCGAACTTAGCCCTTGCTGCCGACAAGTTTGGCGACCGTGCTGGTTATATCCGTAGCTGGTTTATGCACACCTCAGCACGCACCGCGTTGTTGCTAGGTAACTTGGCTAACACTACCAGCTTATTCAGCTTTGGCACAGTTAACGTAATGAGCGACGCTGAAGGTCGTGCAATCATTTCATGTGATTTGTCGGACTTAATCAGTGGCGCTAACCGCTTAACGCTAGGCTTGACCGAAGCAGCTATGGTTACTGAGGAAAACCCTGACTTTCAGAGCAACACTGAGCGCACCAACGGCTTAGAGAACATTATGACTACTTACCAGTCACAGTGGTCAGCTAACATTTCACCGAAAGGTTATTCGTTTGATACCAGCCTTATTACGCAAGGTGTGCCGCCTACTGACGCTGCGCTAGCTACCCCAGCCAGCTGGACGCGCCACGTTGACAGCCATAAAGACACCGCAGGTGTATTGCTGGTTACGACCGTTTAGTGCGATACGCCATTGGCGGCTAGGCTACCAATGGCGTAATCTTTGTAATTAGGAGTTTGTATGAACAAAAAGCCTTTAGTCTTATTTTTCTTTACCGACATTTTGTCGCAGGCCGCAGCGGCTACGGCCGCGCAAGTCTACACCGATGTGGCAACTGTGTACTTACGCTTTAGCGGCCGAGGAGCGCAAGACGCTTACCTAGAGCAGTGCGACTACGTGGCTGGAGATGTACCTGCCAACTATGCGGAAGCCTACCCGAATGCCGCGGAGCTGCTTGCCGGTGGTACTCCAGCCTATGCGCCCGAAGCTCCCACCCTCCTTGAGGTTAAACTGCCCGAAGGTATGCCCTCGTTAGGCGCGGGGCTGCCTTCAACTGAGGAAACAGCAGCACCGTTCCCCCCAGCCGTTAAAAAAGGCGCTAAAGCGTAGTGCCTGCTTACGCTACGGCAGAAGAAGTGCAAGCGTACCTTTCTGAGAGGGGTACGCTTGTGGCTTTGGATGTAGCGTCTGCACTCGCTATGCGCGCCACTGATTACCTTGATGTGATGTACGAGTACGCAGGCACGGCTACCTCACTACAGGCTTGGCCGCGAATACTTGAGGAAGGGGAGACAGCTGTTACCCCTTCGACTGTAAAGGTGGCTACATTGCTCGTCGCACTTGCGCTGGCAGGGGATGCTGCGCTTGAGCCTGGAAAGGCACGCCAGCAGGTCTTACGTGAGCGCGTTGCCACTGGTGAGGTGGATGTGCACTATGGCGCAACGTCGCACAACGTCTCATCTGGCGTTCTTTACGCTCCCGTGACGCGCCTGCTGGCTAGGGCCAAGCTCTTGGCCAACTATACTGGAAATTTTATTTGTATCGAAAGGGGGTAGCTTTTGCGGAACCCTGTTTACGCTCGCGCCGAAGATACCGCGCTTAGGTTAGTTACGGCTTTTGGCCAGAGCGGTCAAGTTCGCAGGCTAACAATGGCAGAAACGTCACCAGATTTACCGTGGAGGGTTGCCCCTACCGCGCCGATTGAGGTTGGCCCAATTAAGTTTGTTCGTTTTGAGAATGACGGCCGATATTTTAAACAAGAAGACGGTCTGCACCAAGTTGCAGAAACCACAACAACACGTGCTTTTTACGTCCTGCTTATCGTACCTAGCGTAGGCATGACAGTTAAGCCTAACGACCTGGTGGTAGGCGTAGGCGCAAAATACAACGTCGTCGCCACTAAGGCTCTAAACCCTGACGGGCAAGGTATAATTGTTATGAGCGCCTTAGCGGAGTTGTTAGAGAGTGAATGATAGACTGCACCCAGACACAGCCGTTGACCGTATAAACACGGTAGTGAAGCACGTCTTTGACGCGGGCTACACAGGAGCGCTGCCCTTGTCTATTAACTGGGACAGCACTCCTGAGGATTTAGCTTTAGCGCCGCCGTTTGAGCGCCTGACAGCCTACGTGTCCACCGACCCCGCAATTTACGTGGATAAACGTGCTTTTGTTGCGGGGGTAGCCGAACACACTGGGCT